TATGGAATCAGTCAAGCAGTTCGGTGAGCCAGGATTTGTCTTCGTTGAATCAACAGAGCATACTACTAATCCGTGTGTTGAGATTGGTATGTTCCCTCAAATTGATAACAAGTCTGGATGGCAGGGTTGTAATCTAACTGAGATCAACGGTGGCATGTGCAATACCGAGGAAGATTTTTATAAGGCATGTCGAGCAGCATCTATCCTCGGTACTCTACAAGCAGGGTACACAGACTTCAAATTTCTTGACGAAACTTCGAAAAAGATATTTGATCGAGAGGCATTGTTAGGAGTATCAATTACAGGATGGATGAATAACCCAGGAATCTTATTCGATCCTAAAGTTCTTGAAAAAGGGGCAAAGATTGTCAAAAAAATCAACAAAGAAATTGCAGAAAAACTGGGAATCAATCCAGCGGCTAGAACAACTTGTGTTAAGCCATCGGGTAACGCTTCGGTTCTATTGCAGACTGCTTCTGGCATTCACGCTGAGCATTCTAATATGTATATTCGTAATGTTCAAATGAATAAAGAATCAGAGATCACACAGGCAATTCAAAAAGCAAATCCATATATGGTCGAAGAATCAGTTTGGTCACAAAGTGGCACAGACGTTGTTGTATCATTTCCGATTATACCACATAAAGATTCTATATTAAAAGATGATCTTCTTGGTGTAACACACCTTGAGAAAGTCAAACTTGCACAAAAATATTGGGTAAATTCTGGTACAAATGAAGAACTTTGTGCAGACAAAGGTATTCGTCATAATGTATCTAACACAATCATTGTAGAAGATTGGGATGAAGTAGAAAAGTATGTATTTGAAAATAGATATTCTTTTGCTGGTATTTCATTCTTGTCTATGAGCGGTGATAAAGATTATAACCAAGCACCAAATACAGCAGTCATTACTGCAAAGGAAATGGTAAAAAAGTATGATACTGCTGCAGTTTTTGCGTCTGGTATGGTAGTTGATGCTCTGAAATGTTTCCGTAATTTATGGGACGCATGTTCAACTGCACAAGGATTTGGTGAAGATTTATCTTTAGACGATTCTTCTACAACAATGAAAAAAGATTGGGTGCGAAGGTTCAATCAGTTTGCTGAAAATTATACAAACGATGATATCACAAAAGCAGAACATTGTTTGAAAGATGCTTATCTCCTACATAAATGGAATAAGATACAAAAGAATTTAAAACCAATCGAATGGAAAAACGATTTGACAGCAAAGAAATATGTCGATGTCGATACTCTTGCTGCAGCAGCATGTGCTGGTGGTGCTTGTGAAATCGACTTCTAATGTCCCTTCACCTTGTGTGAAAGTCTGTGATATAAAAGAAGGATATTGTATAGGTTGCGGTCGTTCTCAAGATGAGATCAGAGAATGGTTTTATTGTGATGACGATCGCAAACTCGAAATATTAGCTAACAGACTTTTGGAGAAAATAGTAAATGGATGAATTCGAAATAGACTGCGAAGAGTGCGGTATAGGTTCAATGGTACATTCCTATGAACCACCAGACTTTTGTCCTTTATGTGGACGTAGAGCAGAAGCGGAAAAAACTGATTCAGTCATGGATGAAGCGTTTTATATTGAAGACTAAATACCTTTATGTGGTATTATAATAATAAAGAATATAAAGTAACCCCAGAGGAGTATCAAGGTTTTGTTTACGAAATTACCGAATCACGAACTGGTAAAAAGTATATTGGAAAGAAAAATTTCTGGCGTCCAAAAACTCTTCCGAAAAATAGCAGACGATCTAGACGTGTTAAAACAAGAGTTGAATCCGACTGGAGAGAATACTACGGATCAAACGTGGTACTACAAAGACTCGTGGAAGAACACGGATCAGAATCCTACAAAAGAGTAATATTACATTTGTGTAAAACAAAAGGTGAAATGTCATACATGGAAGCAAAATTCCAGTTTATGTTTGATGTTTTACTTTCTGATAACTACTACAATGAATTTATTGGATGCAAGATACATTCGAAACATGTCTCTAAGTTAAAAGAGAATTTTAAATTAAAATAATTCTTTACTATTCTGAGAAAGTATGATACAATTGTACTTCATAAACTACGAGGAGTTAAATTATGGGTGATATGATTTTATACACAGTACACTATATTCAGTTTCAAGCATTAGAAACACCTAAAGCTAAAATTAATTATCTACTGAAAAATAAAGATTATTTAGAATCAAACTATGATATAAAAGTTATGAATTTAATTAAGTCTTGGGATAACGTTAGATGATTATTGTAGATTTTAGTGGTATTTGTTTATCAAGTATTATTGTAAATAAAGAACTTGACGAGGGTCTCGTCAGGCACATGACTTTAAATACATTAAGAATGTATTATACAAAATACAAAAAAGATTATGGTGAAATGATTCTTGCTTGTGATGGCATGAATAACTGGCGTCGTGGATACTTTCCGCAGTACAAAGGGAATCGTAGAAAAAATCGTGAAGAGTCTACATTTGATTGGAATGAAGCATTTCGTATTATGCATATGATCAAAGAAGAAATAAGGGATAATTTTCCTTACAAAGTAATTCATCTTGAAGGTTGTGAAGCAGACGATGTGATCGGAACATTAGTTGAACATACTCAAGAATTTGGAAATTATGAAGATGTAATGATTATATCTTCAGACGGAGACTTCAAGCAATTACAAAAATATGGAAATGTAAAACAATTTTCTCCTTTGATGAAAAAACAAGTAATAGATGAAAACCCCAAACTTAATCTTCAACTAAAAATTCTTAAAGGAGATTCGGGTGATGGTGTTCCGAACATATTATCTGACGATGATACACTTGTAGAAGGTCGTAGGCAAACACCTTTGTCTAAGAAAAAGATAGATGTTATATTAGAAGATCTTGCCGAGGGTGAATTACTCTATGCTGCATCATGGTATCGTAATTATCAGAGAAATGAAACTTTAATAGATTTAACAAAAACTCCACAAGACTTAAAATCAAAGATTATAAATAACTTTGAAGGACAAGATCCATGGAAAAACAAAGGAAAAGTATTTCCCTATCTTGTTAGTAAAAGGATGAATCGTTTGATTGAAAGTGTACAGGAGTTTATTTAATGAAGTATATTTATGAAATTTTGTTTGAAATAGGCAGTAAAAAAAATAAAAGTGATAAAATTAATTTATTAAAAAATAATGAGTCTTGGGCACTTAAAGATGTCTTAAAAGGAACATTTGATGATAGAATAAAATGGTTATTGCCTACAGGAGAACCTCCCTATCAAGAATCAGAACCACATAACCATCCCTCAAATCTTATCAGAGAACATAAAAAGTTTCGATATTTTGCAAAAGGTGGTCCAGGATCTAAATTATCTGCAGTCAAAAGAGAAAGTATTTTTATTGGTTTGATAGAAAGCATCCATCCAGAAGATGCTAAAATTGTTATTAACATGATAAATAAAATGCCACCAAAGGGTATTAGTAAATCAATCGTACAGGAGGCGTTTCCTGGATTGTTATAATATATTGGTTTTTTTATTTTTTAACTTTAACACTAACCTGAGTGTGCCCATTCGAGCACACTCTTTTTTTTGGAGAAACTCAAAAATGGTATTAGCACAACTAGAAAGACTTAAAAAAGATTCAAAAGAACTTGGGATTTATGCCCGAAAATTAGAAAAAAAAGGTAATATAGAAAGAATGACAAAGATTCTTAAAAAACAAGATTTTCTTGAACGTCGAATAGAACAAGTGCAATATTCAAATTAGATTAAAGGATAAAACTTTACTTATCCCTGCTTTTGTGATATAATAAATATATTGAAGAAGCAGGGATTTTATTATTATGAACATTTTTATACTATCAACCGATCCAATCAAAGCAGCACAACAGCAGTGCGACAAACATGTAGTCAAGATGGTTACTGAGTCGGGGCAAATGTTATCAACTGCTCATCGTCTTCTTGATGGAGTTTTGACTAAAAGACTTTCCAAGTCTGGTAAAACTATGGCAAAATATTGGGAATTATTTGGCAATCCTCTAGAAGATATATTACACAGAGCAGTACATACTGGTCATCCATCTATCTTATGGACTGCCGAATCTTCTGAAAATTATATTTGGCATTACAAACATTTTATCGCACTTTGTGATGAATATACATATCGATATAGCAAAATACATAAAGTTGATCGTGATCTAAGAGATGCTCTATCAAATTTACCAAAAAATATTCCGATCGGCGGACTTACAAAATTTAGACTTGCTATGGGTTCTAATCCAGAATGTATGTTTGATGACCCAGTCAAATCTTATCGTGCATTCTATCAAACTAAACAATATCGTTTTGACATGAAGTGGTCAAAACGTCAAGTTCCGGAGTGGTTCAAATATGCCAACTTACACGCTGCGCAATAAAAAAACACAAGAAGAATGGAATGTTAAATGTACATTTCATGAACTCGCACCAATGCTAGAAGATGATGATATAATTAAAGTTCTCACTGTTCCTAAAATAGTTTCTGGTGTAGGAAATCTACACAGTAAAGTTCCAGATGGATTTAAAGATAAACTTGGACAAATCAAGAAAAGTTCTGGTAAAGGTAATACAATTAAAACATGAGTAAACAACATGCAATCAAAGTAGATGATTTATATACCTATGAACCACTTACAGAGAATCAAAAGAAAGCTTATAATGCTTGGGATGATGGTGAACATTTGTGTCTTACTGGAACAGCAGGTACTGGCAAGACGTTCATTGCATTATACCTTGCCTTGGAAGCTGTACTGGAGAAACAAACTGCCTATCATAAGATCACAGTTATAAGATCTGTCGTACCGACACGTGATGTGGGATTTTTACCAGGATCTCTTATAGAGAAGCAAGAGGTGTTTGAAACTCCATATAAGAATATTATGTTAGAACTTCTTGGTGACGATACACCTTATCGAAGACTCGTCCACAACAATCAACTCGAGTTTATTACTACTTCTTATATCCGTGGTATGACAATCGATAATAGTATTATTATTGTCGATGAGATGCAGAATCTCAATTTTCATGAACTTGATTCTGTGATCACAAGAGTTGGTCAAAATTGTCGATTGATATTCTGTGGTGACTATCATCAATCAGATTTCCGAGAAGGATCTGAACGAGATGGTATAATGAAGTTCATGAGAATTATCGAATCAATGAAAAACTTTACGACTGTTACATTTGGTTGGGAAGATATTGTTCGTTCAGATTTTGTAAGAGATTATATAATGACAAAAGAAATGTTAGGGATAAGATAGTGGAGTTTATACATGAAACAATTGATATTGGATATGATGACTTGGTTGCTGATACACAGCCGTCTGGTAGGACTTACATTGATCCTGATGGTAATAGGTATCCTAGCATCACAACAGTTCTAAGCATACTCTCTGAAGATTCTATAAGAGAATGGAGAAATAGAGTTGGTGATGAAGAAGCAAATAAAATAGGGCATCGTGCTGCAAGTCGTGGCACATCAGTTCATGCAATTATAGAGAAGTATTTACTAAATGAAGATATTACAGGATATTTACCACATATTAGACAAAGTCTCGAAAACGTTCGTTCAATACTTGATGAAAATATTACTAAGATATACGGTCTTGAGACTCCTCTTTATAGTCGTCATCTTGGGGTGGCTGGTCGGTGCGATTGCGTCGGTGTATTCGATGGTGTTCCCTCTATTATAGATTTCAAAACATCACGTCGAGTTAAGACACACGACAAAATATCGAACTACTTTGCACAGATGGCAGGTTATGCTGTCATGTGGGAAGAACGCACTGGTATGCCAATTACCAATACAGTTATTATTATGGATGTTGATGATAACGAACCACTTGTATTTCGAGAGCATCGCGATAACCATATTAGTCTTTTAATTGATACAATAAAAGAATACAAAAGAAGACAATTATTTTTCAAATAATTACATTTTTTCCTTTACTTCTCTCGGATGTTGTGATAGAATATATGTATAAGATGAAAAAAGAGGAGAAAATATTATGATCAAAGTTTTTCAAATTCAAGACCAAAAGTCAATCTTTCCAAAAGTATCATTCACTTATGGTATGGGTGAGGGTTTCGGTATGTCTAACACCGACGTTCTTAACTATTTCCGAAATGGTCTTTATGTCGAGGTTGCTGAAATCGATACTGTAATTCCAGAGGTTGCTTTTAAAGTAGGTAATACTGGATATGGTGCTGATATGTATAAAACTCCTGGTCAAAGAATGAGATCAGTATCAGTTGGTGATGTCCTTATGTTAGAAGGTGACCTTCTTGTGGTTGCCGATGAGGGTTTCGTAAATCTTGGTCGTCCATTAGAGGAGGTTGCTTAATGATGAAAATGAATACAGCAATGAAACAACTAAAAAAAGATGCAGATTTTTATGGTTGGAGTTTAGAAAAATTTATACGATATATGGAAACCCGTGAAGTGCTTTGGGAGTTTAATCAGGCAACCGTAAAAGCTTTTAACAGATTACAAGAGTTCAATAGGAGACACCAATAATGAGTGTAATTTATTTAGATATGGATGGAGTCCTTGCTGACTTCTTTGGTGGGATTGAAGATCTTTATAATGTAGATCATTGGAAGTCAATCAAGGACAAAGACAAAGTTTTTGTCGATCTTCGTAATACGGACTTCTTTAACACGTTAAACACTTTCCCAACAACTTCTGCATTAATTGAACGTGTGAGGAACATTTCGTCAGAAAATGATATCCGTTGGGGAATCAATTCGTCTCCTCTACGCGGAGATAAGTATAACTCTGCTTATTGGAAACGTGTTTGGTTGCAAAGGTTTGGTTACATGCCTCCAGATCTTGACGACTTAGTCTTCACTGAGAACAAGCATAAGTTTGCAAAAGATCCTGTCGATCGTAGACCAAACATCTTGATTGACGACAAACCTGAAAACATTGATAATTTCAATGCTGCTGGTGGTATCGGTATTCGCTATCAAGCAAATCAGGACGATCTTTACGAATACCTTTTTGTGAATCTAAGAAAGGCAGTGTATGACGTTAATGCAACTCCTAAATCTTCGAGTTGATTTCGAAGAACAAACTCGAGGGTATAATTTATCGGTCGGAGGATCGTGTATAAATACTCTCGAGTGGTTCGTAGAGAATGGTCATAGATCAAACTCGCTTCGTAATGGATTTTATTATGCAAAACAAATTGCAGAAAAGATCATTTCGGAGGAAAACGAATGGCAGAGGAAACAAAAACAATTGATGCTTCAGCAGTTGCAGGAGCAGATCTAAACGGTGACGGACATGTCTCAGCAGAAGAGATGGAGATGCACTTAGAGTTCAAAAGGAAAGCATTGGAAGATCAAGACGCACAAAGAGATGCTATAAGAAAAATGGCATGGTTTGCATTGATAGGTCTTTTGATATATCCAATTGGAATCGCGATCACATCGTTACTTGGACTCGAGACTGCTGCTAATTTGATTGCTGATATTGCACCGACTTACTTTGCATCAATTGCTGTATTGGTTTCAGCATTCTTTGGAGCAGATGCACTCGGCAAAAAGAAGTAATATATAATCTAAAGGATTTGTTATGAAAAGATTGATATATCAAGTTTACACTGGTAAACGTTCTAAACTTTATGATCATTGTGTAGACTCGGTCAAAAATTATTGTAGAGATCATGGCATAGGTCATGTGGTTCAAAAAACTCCTATCCTTAGAATAAAACCCGACGTATTTGTTACCAACCGTAGTAAAGAATCCTACGAAAAATATGGCGGGTTTCTTCCTATCTACGAAAAAGAAAACGCATTCGATTACTTCAACGAATATGACCAGATTGGTATTATTGATGCTGATATTTGGATTCGTTCTGGTTCACCAAACATATTTGACGACTTAGATCCAGAAGTAGACTTTGGTGGTGTAGTTGAATCCGATCTTCCACTTCTCCCATGGTATCAACAAAAGATACTTAATTATTCCCGAATGCAATATTCAAGTCTAAGGATTGATTGGGTACACAATCCCCGAACAGGTTTTCCATTTATGAATATGGGAATGATGATGATGAACAAAAGTTTTTCTAAATACTTAAACGGCCAAACCCCAAAGGAATTTATTAATAGACAAGAATTTAAAATGTTTGTTGATGGAATGGGACCATGGAAATGGTCGACAGATCAAACACTTTTGAACTATTGGATTCGTAATGAAAGAATGAATATACAAAAATTAGATTGGAAATGGAATGCTCTTTACACTGCAATAGATAATGAGAAGATTAAAGAAGCAAACTTTGTACATTTCTTTTTAAAAGATAAGTTACCAAACAAAGGTGAAAATGTAGAAGAATTGTTAAGGATGGTTAAATGAAGTTAATATCGCACAGGGGTAATACTAATGGAAAAGAGCCTCTTCAAGAAAATCATCCATGGCATATTAAGAAAGCATTAAATCAAGGTTATGATGTTGAAATAGATGTTTGGTATGATAATGGCTGGTGGCTTGGTCATGATAATCCCCAACATAAAATAAGCATTGATTATTTAAATGATAGTAGGTTTTGGATTCATTGTAAGAATTTAAAAGCATTGGCTTATCTACAAAATACAAGACTTAATTATTTTTGGCATGATACTGATTCATATACACTTACATCTCATGGATGGATATGGGCTTATCCAAAAAGTCCGTCAGTAGCTGGGTGTCAATCTATTGCGGTTTTACCGGAGATAGATAATATGGATACTAACTTATTTAGTGGGATCTGTTCAGATTATATTATAAATTATGATAAAACTAATACTCTTTGATTTAGATGGTGTTTTAATTGATGCCAAAAAGTTACACTACGATGCGCTAAATACGGCACTTGGTGATAAGTATTTTATCACTGAAAAAGAACACCATGATCTTTATGATGGTAGGAAGACATTTGAGAAATTAGAATTACTTTCCAAAAATAAAAATTTACCAGTTTCAAAGCATCCGGAAATTTATCGTAAGAAACAAGAAATTACGATTAACCTTATATCCCAGCTTCAACAAATCGACGAAATAGTATTACTTTTCCAAGAACTTGAAAGTCAAGGATATGAAATTGGTGTATGCTCTAATTCTATACGTCGTACAGTTTTAACTTCTCTTGCTAAAACTAATTTAATGGAATATTGTTCAGTGATATTATCTAACGAGGATGTGAAAAATTCTAAACCCCATCCTGAAATGTACTGGAAGGCAATGTCAATTATGGGTAGGCTTCCAGAAGAAACTTTAATTGTGGAAGATTCTCCTCCTGGACTTCTTGCTGCAGAAAGATCCCGTGCGAATTATATAAGAGTAAATAACCCATATGATGTTACTCGTGAAAAAATATTATCAAATCTAAAAGGTGCTAAATTGAATAATGTATGGAAATCAGAAAATCTAAACGTTCTTATTCCAATGGCTGGTGCGGGATCACGATTCCAATCCGCTGGATATACGTTTCCTAAACCCCTAATTCAAGTACACGATAATCCAATGATTCAAGTTGTTGTAGAAAATATTGGTCTTGATGCAAATTACCATTTTGTGGTACAGAAAGAACATAGAGAAAAATATAACCTTGATACAATGCTTGGATTAATTGCACCAAAATGTAATGTAATTGAAGTTGATGGAATGACAGAAGGTGCAGCTTGTACTGCATTACTTGCAGAAGAGTTTATTAACAATGATGATCCGCTTTTCTTTGCCAATAGCGATCAGTGGGTAGATTGGAATCCAATTGAATTTATGTATCGAATGCAAGAAACAGATGCCGATGGTGGCATTGTAACATTCGAAGCAACACATCCAAAATGGTCTTTTGCAAAAGTAAATGAAAGTGGTATTGTAACAGAAGTTGCAGAAAAGAATCCTATTTCTACACATGCAACTGTTGGTTACTACTATTGGAAACATGGATCAGATTTTGTTAAGTATGCCAATCAAATGATTGAAAAAAATATTAGAGTAAACAATGAATTTTATGTTTGCCCAGTTTATAATCAAGCAATTGAAGATAGTAAAATTATACGAATCTACGAAGCCAAAAAAATGTGGGGTCTTGGTACACCCGAAGATTTAGAATATTTTATTAAAAACAAGGAAAGACAGTTATGAGTTTAGATCAATATATCAAAATGCAGTTTAACCATTATGAGCAGGCTGCTAACAAATGGTCTTTAGAAAATAGAAATCCAGTTGTTGGAGGATATGATAAACATAATAACTGGGAAGATTATGATGAATATCTATTTAAAGAATTTGATACAGAAGATCTTGTAGCTTTAGATTATGGAACTGGGCCAGGCAGAAATATTATTAAGTTTAATGATCGATTCAAAAGAATCGATGGTGTAGATATTGGTAAAAAGAATATTGAAAACGCAAAAATTAATTTAAAAAATGCTGGTATTGATAATAGCAATCTATATGTATGCGATGGAAAAAGTACACCGATCGACGATGAATCGTATGATGTTTGGTTTAGTGTTATTTGTTTACAACATATTGCGTGCTATGATATTAGATATTCTATTTTGCAGGATGCATACAGAGTACTAAAACCTGGAGGACATATCTGTTTTCAAATGGGGTTTGGTGGAAGAAATACGAAATCTAACAACTATAGGGTTTACTCTACATCTAATACTATACTTACAGCAGATTATTACGATAATGATACCCACGCAATAACAACAAATGGTTTTCATGATGTAAGTGTAACCGAAGACGATCAGATTATTAAAGATCTAGAAAAAATAGGTTTTAAAAATATTTTAATTGATCATCGACCTACTGGTCCTGGGTGTACTCATAAAGAATGGATTTTCGTTCAAGGAACCAAAAAATGAAAGTAGCAGTCTGTGTATCGGGATTAGTTAAAAGCGACTATCTACAAAGAAATAATAGAGTACTAAAGCAGAAATTTCCAACTGCTGATTTTTACTATGCAACATGGAATGACCAAAAAGATAGTTTTGAAAAAAACTTTCCTGGAGAGCATTGCTACTACTATATCCCACCGGAAATGCATTACCATCCTTATATGGATATTAAAGACTTTACCTCTCCACATTGGGAGGAAACTAAGGCATGGATTAAACGTACAAATAGGATAGAATGGTCATCGCATCATACTAAACAAATTATTATACATTCTTGGTTGTTAAATGAATTAAAAGAAGACTATGATGTTATTGTTCGTACACGATTCGATGGATTTATTTGGAAAGAATTAAAAGCAAATTTCACACCTTTTGTAGATGATACATGTGCAAACGAAAGAGCAAACTGTTTTGCAGTTACAAATAAATCGCAGTTTGAAAATCTATACGAATCTGATTATGTAAAAAATCCTAAAATGAGGAAGTGGATTCTTGATCAATTAATTATACACCCAGCTGGTTTTGTAAAAAAAGAAGAAGTAGATAAACTACATCAAGAGGGTAAACTAAGAGCTGCAGAATACGGATGGCATCAAGTTATAAGTATGCCATATAGTGATAACCATAGAAATTGGCATGGATGGGTTAATCATGACAAGAATATTAGTCCAGAATTTTTATTGAAAGCTTGATATGAAAAATATAATTTTACAACATTTTGATGGCAAACTTCGTGAGTTAGATAAACTATCGATGGAGAATATTAAAGACTATGCAGGAATGGTTGGGGCAGATTACCAATTAGTCAAAGGAAGACCGTTTCGTAAACATCTAACATCTCCTTGCCAAAAAGTAGTATTGCTTGATGAAGAATGGGACGAATACGATCAGGTGTTAATGTTAGATATAGATATGTTTGCCCCAAAAGGAATGAATGATAACGTATTTGAAGAACAAGGCATTGGTCTATACGAAGATACCCAGAAAAGATTGCATAATAAAATTTCTCACATGTATCCAATAATTGCTAATATGAATACTCCTTATTGGGGTGGTGCAATTTATAAAATGGACAAAGCAACCAGACAGAAATTAAGAAAAGAACTTGGTGGTAACGAAGGATGGATGCTTCATTATAATCAATTGTACCACTTTGAAGATGAAGGTATTATGCACAGTTTAGCATTTAAAGCTGGATTTAATACTATACATCCGTACCTAGATAAACGCTGGTGTCAGTGTAGTTTCTTACCAAACCCACAAGATGCAGGATTTATTCATATTCGTACCAAGATTACCCCATCAGGTCCAAAAAGAGAAAAAATAGAAAATTATAAAGAGTTAGTTAGTAAAGGTATTTTATAATGAATGTTCTTATTACAGGTAGTTCAGGATTCTTAGGAAGTCATCTTGCAGAAGAGTTTATTCAAAATGGCCATAATGTATGTGGTATTTCAAGAGCACCGAACAACAGAAACCTAAAAGAATATCCAATCGATATTAACAACTTCGAAGCAATTCGTGGTTTAATCTGTGAAAAGAATATTGATTATATTGTACATGCTGCAGGTAAACCAATTGTTTCTGACTGTGAAAAGAACCCATACGAAGCATACAAAATTAATGGGCTTGGTACTTCTGCTATATTAGAAGCAGCAAAACAATATGGCGTAAAAAAAGTCGTATCGATTGAAACTGATAAGGTGTATGGATATCAAGAAATTATTCCTACACATGAAGAATTAGAACCAAAACCCACAACCCCATACGAGTTTTCTAAATACCTTTCTACTATGTTTTCTGAATTTTATCGTCAGTGCTATGGAATGAATATTGTAAGTGTACGACCAGCTAATATCTTCGGTTCTGGTGATTTATCCTCAACACGTATTATACCACGTGCACTTGCAAACCTAAAATCTGGCCAAGGTATTCTTATTTATAATACTGCCCTAAATATGAAAAGAGACTTTATTTATGTAAAAGATGCAGCACGTGCAATTTACCTTTTAACAGTTTCCAAATGTCAAGATAACGTATATAATCTAAGCGATGATGATCCGATTACAATCAAAGATTTAGCAGATCGTATTATCAGTCAACTTAATTTAGATATCCCACATCAGATCGTATCAAAACCAGATACTTTCCAAGAAATACCACTTCAGGAAATTGATGGTGCAAGATTTAAATTTGAATTTGATTTTAAATATAAATCATTCGAAGAAGCAATCCAAGAAACTTGGGATACAATGCAATGAAAAATTTAATCTATCAATATTATGATGGACCAATTTTATCTGGAACTAAAGCATCTGTAGATATAATGAAAGAGTATGCCAATCGAATCGGTGCTGAACATCTTTTCGAAGAAAATCCCCAGTGGATTATTAAGAGGGGTAAAAACCTCGGAAGATATACACCACACTATGGTCAATTTAAAATTGTATACGATCCGTTTTTTGAACAATATGATAGTGTACTCTTTTTAGATAGCGATATATTCGCTGTTGATAAGTTAGAAGAAAATGTTTTTGAAGTACCAGTTGGTCATCTTGGTATTTGTACAGAAGGTTTACAACCTGATATTCGGAAAACAATAGGTGGTCATATTAACCATGCTGCAGATGAAAAATTTGCTAAAATGATTAAAGAAGTATACAAAAAAGATTTACCAAGAAGAAAAGATGGTCTTCTTAAAGTATATAATTCGGGTGTGGTGCTTTATACTAAAGAAGGAAGGCAACACTGTAAAAAAAATTTTATTAAATTCGAAAATTTTAAAAACCAAGTAATGAGATATGGAATTAATGATTTCTATGCATCAGATCAAGGATATATTCATGCAATGCTTGAAGTAGCAAATTTAAACTGGAAAGAACTACACCCAGGATGGAATAGTTATATTCACTATAAACCTGAAACTTCTGGACCAAGAAGACCAGTAGTCGATACACGAACTAATGAAACTAAATTTGTACACGTACAATTAAGAGCTGCAGATCATTATGATTATGATAAGTTATGGAGAATTACCAATCAAGAAGAATCAACTTGGGAAATCTACGAATGAAAGTATATAAACATAATACATACGAAGAATATGTAGAAGCGCAAACAGTATGTAATAAAGCAAAAGTAAGTTGGGTATATGCGCACCCATCTACTATCGAAACAATTAGTGAAGATAAAAAAGAAGCAAAGTTTATTATATGTCATGGTACAAGAAACGGTGCTGAACAAAAATTCTTTAAAAAACATTTTCCAAATGCTTACATTATTGGGACAGAAATTAGTGACAATGCATGGCAATTTGAAATGACAGTTCAACATGATTTTTCTATTGAAAAAGAAGAATGGGTTGGTAAGGCAGATATTGTTTATTCTAACTCGTTTGACCATACAAACGATCCACAAAAGACAATACTTACTTGGAAAGATCAACTTAATCCAACAGGTAAAATCTATATGGAATATAATGAAGGAGATAGTGTATCTGAGCCAGCAGATTGCTTGGATGCAAGAGAATCGGAAGTTGTAGAACTAATTCAAAAAAATGATCTAAATATTACTAATACATTTAGAGGAAGTAAAGGGTCTACAGTTTTAGTTTGTGAAAGGAAAGATAATGATTAACTCTGAATTAGGTCATGTTAAAACATTAGAGGAGTTTAATTCCTCGATTATTGAACAGCAAGAAGAAGCACATGGTGAGTATTATTGTGCTATACATGATGCGATAAAAAAATATATGAAAGATTGTAAATCATATATGGAACTTGGTGTTCATCAGGGTGGTACTGCATCAACAGGTATTTTATGCAATCCAAAAAATGTATGCCTGATTGACAATGACATATCAAGATATAATAAATTTTTGAAACCAATTGCAGAAAAATATTGTAAAGAAAATAATATTAGTCTGGATGTAAGACAAACTGATTCAACAGGATTCGGATCGGTAAATTATACTGATATGCTCGTAATTGATTCGTACCATCACCCAGCACATATGAATCGAGAGTTAGCGGTTCATGGATTGAATGTAAAAAAATATATTATTGCTCACGACACTAGTATATTACACGGAAAACAAAATCCAGCATTATATAATGTTTTACAGGAATATTCTGAGGCATATAAATTTGATATAATAGAACGTGAAGTCAGAAACGTCGGATATACAGTGTTACAAAAAATATGAAATGTTATGTCATTACACTGAAAGATAATGAAGATTCTTTAAAAGCTGCTTCGAAATGTATTCATTCTAGTAGAGAGGTTTCTAATAATTTTGATGTAATTCAATTTGATGCCATCACCCCTGATCGTGTTGATGAAATGATGAAAAATGAAAATATAAAATGGAATTATCCGTGGGAAGGAACTGTTGTCGATTTTTCAAGTGGTCTTACAAAAAATTCATATCCAACTAAAAATAAAAAAGCAAGAATTGCTTGTTCATTAAGTCATTATCACTTATGGAAATCTTGTGCATTTGAAAATGAATCTTATATGATTTTAGAGCACGATGCATTTTTCATAGATAAAATAGATTATAATAATATTGAGCAAAGTTTAAAGTTGATAATAAGTATAAACAATCCTCGTTTTGCTACAAGACGTGCGGTAGATTATTTGAATAAGATAAAACAATCATATCCAGACAAACAAGGTATTGTTTCTGCACCATATATAGATGATATGAATATTCCACAAGGACTTCCTGGTAATAGTGCATATATTATAAAACCTAAAGGTGCAAAAAAGATGCTTCAACTAGTGAAAGATTATGGTCTTTGGCCAAATGATGCATTAATGTGTAATCAGTTAATTCCTCAACTTGGTTGTACACAAAAATTTTACACAAGAGTACAGGGGATACGATCAACAACATCGTTATAAATTATGAAAGCATATGTGATAAGAATTAAAGGACACGAGTTGTCCGAGCAAGCAGCAAAACGTTGTATCAAGTCTGCTAAAAAACAGGGATTAGAAGTATATCCTTGGGACGCATACACACCAAAAGATAAACCAATGCTATTATTGGAAAATTTAGGTATCAATCCGTCACCGTTTAATGAAGCATTTTCACGAACTTTGAATTGTGCTTCAGCTTTTTTATCCCACTATTCACTATGGCAGCATTCAGTTGAAATCGATGAAGATATTGTTATATTCGAACATGACGCTATCATACATGATAAAATTCCAGTAAAATCTAACTTTACTCATGTCATGACATTTTCGAAACCATCATATGGAAAATATAATACACCAGCAATGTTAGGAGTCAATCCTTTGACTCAAAAAGAATATTTTGGGGGTGCACACGGATATATAGTAAGACCAAATGGTGCAAAAGAATTAATTAAACAAGCTAAGATACAGGTAAAACCTGCAGATGTATTTTTAAATTTAAAATATTTCCCATGGTTACAGGAGCATTATCCATGGTCATGTATTGCTATGGATAATTTTACAACTATACAAACAAAAATGGGATGTCGTGCAAAACATCGTTATGGAGAAACATATGAAATTGTATGATCAAGCATTTTTAACAGGATGTGATAAATCTACTGAATGGATGCTACCATGGTTTATCAAAAATTATAAAAAGCATAATGATAACCCGATTATCTTTTCTAATTTTGGTGTTTCAGATCACGTTTTGAGAATCGTTGAAAGTAATTTTCATGCTGTAATGGATATGACAAAGGTAAAGGAAAAAGGATGGTTCAAAAAACCAAGATCGATGCTTTATTCACCGTCAAAGAAAACTGTTTGGATTGATACTGATTGTCAAATTTTAGATGATATTAGTCCTATTTTTGACATGTTAGAAAAAGATAAACTTTGTATGGTAGAAGATAAACCATGGTCTGAGAGAAGAGGTGCAGTTTGGCATAATTCGGGTGTTGTTGGATTCATAGATAAACCTATTATATTACATCAATGGTGTCAAGAAGTACATGACAATCCAACTATTGGTGATCAGGAAACATTACATACGATTTTAAATCCAATCACAAAAATAAAATATATAAAAGATTTACCAAATGAATATAATGTGATGAGATTACAAATACAAGATGATGGTTATTCTGGTGATAAAAAAATAATTCATTGGACTGGAAAAAAAGGAAAAGAACGAATAAGGAATATAATGAATGACTAGAACTGTTCATGTAATTGGAAATGGTGATCATGCATTTTTATATAATTATAAAGAAAGAAAAGGATTAAAACTTACTTGTAATCTACCACCATTTGAAATACGAGATGTTTATTCTACTACAATTGTAGATTTCAAAATGATGAAAGCAATTACCAAAGGAGAGATTATAGTTCCTGGATTTTGGATAATAGGTATGCGTCCAAAAATATGGATGGAAAAAAATCCTGGTTTTTATATGAAAGTTGCAAATCAAGTAAAAGAAATATATACCGATCTGCCCCACTATTGCCCGAACTATACTGATTTTAATTGTGGGCATTTTGCAGCACATTATGCTGCTAATAAATTGAGAGCAGAAAAAATACACTTATATGGATTTGACTCCTGCTTTGATTTTAATCTTCGAAGTGTATCAGACTTTTATCAGCATTCTGATCGTGGTAATATGAATAACAATCGACTTGCCAGTAACTGGAGACCAGTATGGACAGGAATGTTCAACGAGTTTCCTGATACTGAATTTATCTTTCACCATAGTCATGATAATTATAAAATGGAAATTTCTGATAACGTTAGAACTGAAGTTTATTCAAAAAAAGATATGAAAAATTTATAATTTTCTTTACTATTCTATTGAAATATGATATAATAATTGTATATGATAAAATAATAGAGTATAATTATGATTGTTGTTAATGGTGGTTCTAAAAAACAAAAAAATGTGGCGTATGATGTCGCATTTTTTTGTTATAATCAATTGATTCCTCGCATTCGTAAGTGTAATATTGAGATAAATATAAAGAGAATGAAAGGATACGAAGGGACTTGTATTGATGGAGATGAAAGAGAATATTTTATTGAAGTTAATAAAGACCAATCTTTCGAAAACTTTTGTGTAACAATATGCCATGAAATGGTTCATGTGAAACAATATGTTAGAAAAGAACTTTTCAGTGATGTTATATTTTATAAAACAAGAGAAGAATATTTGAATCTTCCTTGGGAAATAGAGGCATACGAGAAACAGGAGATACTATTCAAAAAATGGAAAAAACATACGAAACTAGCTTCAATGATAAAGCGGAACTTCTTAGGATTATAAGTGATAAAGAAGGTGAGTTACAATTGCTTAGACAAAATGTTTATGATCTTCAGGAACAACTACAAAATTCTTATATAAGAATACGAGAATTAAGAGAAGAGTCATATGGTAAAACTGACTGAATCGGCAAAAATATATCTTCAAACAGTAGGAAACCCAAATGTATTACTTTCTGTCAAAGGTGGTGGATGCTCTGGTTTCCAATACGAGTGGGGGATAACAGATAAAGAACCAACAATAGAAAATTTGTATATTGATCCAATTGCAGAGTTTGCTATCTTTGGTTGTACTGTTGATTATGTTACAGAACTTGGTGGTTCATATCTAAAGATAATCAATCCTAATGCAACAGCAAGTTGTGGATGTGGAGAGAGTTTTGCAGTGTAGTGATTGTATATATGATGAACATGGTAAATTAACTCACTATTGTGGACCATGTGAAGAAAAAAATATATCCGAAAGAGTCAAGTGGTGGCAAGATGGTAAGAGAGAGTTAAGAAATAAGGAAGATAACTCATGAAAAAATGGAAAGTTTATTCAAGAGACGGATGTATTTTTTGTGATGCAGCAATGGAAATACTTGAAGAAAAAGGTATTCAGTACGAAGAGATCAAAGTTCCTGGCAACGAAGAAGCAGAAAATTTATTTAAGATGAATCGATTTAAGACCGTACCACAGATCTTTACAGATAAAGATGTTTGGGTTGGTGGTTATGAAAATCTGAAAAAAGTAATAAGCAAACTATGATAGAAAGTTGGTGGCCTACAGAGATAGGTTTTTATGACAATCCAAACCACAATAATTTAGATTTGATAGATTATTGTTATGAAATACAAAGTAAAACTGAAAGTGGTGGAAAGCAATGGGTATCATCAGATACCTATAATACTAGTAATTATAAATTTCAACCCCATAAAGATGATAAATTTAAAATATTAAATAATTGGATTGATGAGCAAGTAGAAACTTATATAAAAGAAACAGATATAAATTATAATCCTTATAAACCTAGAACAGCATCTTGGTTTAATATCTACAAAACAGGTGATTATCAAGAGGTGCACCAGCATCATGGGAACATATTATCAGCAGTATATTTTTTGAAATCTAATCCAGATTTTAGTCCTTTATTATTCTTTTCGAACTTTACAGATATGCAAGGCATAAATAAAAATAATAGTGTTTCTATAAATTCTACGATTAGATATAAAGCTATTTCAGGTCGACTTATAGTTTTTAGAAGTTATGTTCCTCATTGTGTTGAAAAGCATAAAGATACAGAAGATAGAATATCCATCGCATATAATTTCAGTTAGATAATCGCGAAAAAAATTGTAATTTTATCAAGATTTTCCTTTACTATTCTCTGAGAATGTGATACAATATTTGTATAAGATTAAAAATGAGGAGAAAATATTATGATTAATTATGTTACTGGTCACGAGTATTCAGGTCAAAACTTCACATCACTTATGATGGCAGGATATGACGAGGGTGATTCTTTTGTTACTTTCAAGCAAGCAATCAAATTAGATGGCATTTCTGGAAAGTCTTTGAAAGGAATCAAAAAAGCTGCAACTCTTGTTCGTTTTTCTCGTACCGAGCAAGTTCAAGATGAGAATGGTAAGATGGTTTCTAAACCAATTTATTTTTCAGTATTTGATGTTAAAGAAGTTATGAAAAGGAAAGCAGCATAATGTTACCTAAAATCGACACTTATATTAATCTTTTACAAACACACGATTGGTCATACGATTATTCTGATGATCACAGTAAATGGACTCGTGGTTTAGCAGAACGTGAAACTTTAAAAGAGTATGCACGTGAAGTAGATCCATCATATAAGATCTGGAATGAATATGCACCAGAGGGATTCGAACAAAAAGTATTTTTACAGGATTAATTGAATGGACTATTACATTCAATTATTGAGCACCACAGAACCACTATTCCTTTTTAAGTTAATTTTTATCTCCATAACGGTTCTGTGGTTGCTCAAAATTATTCTAATGCTCAGGTTCTGGGTAGTTTTGCTTGCAATCTTTTTATTGACACTTATATAAATATTGATATGAAAAAAATACACTTTGGCGATATACTCGTCACGATACCATTTGCATACATAATAAGTCAATCATTGTTGACCATGAATCTGTTTTGGTTTTTTGGTGCACTTTGGACGTTTGATGTGTATGCGCATATGAGGAGAAAAAAAGATGTCTGATGATTTTTTTGACTTTGGATTTACTGCTGTAGATGAAGATGAATTGCAAGTAGTTCAAGATGCTCAAAAAGCTGTAGGTGATACAGCAGTCGAAGCAAAGACTAACCAAGAGAAACTCGATAATCTCTATAATGCTATTACACCACTTTTAAACAATCTTAAAAAGAATCCAGAGAAGGAATATATTCTCTGGCCAGATCGTCTGAAAAAAGTTGAAGCATTCGAATCACACCTTCAGAAAATATATTCAAATTAATTACAGATTTTCCTTTACTATTCTGAGAAATTGTGATAGAATAGATGTAAGAGGAGATTCTAAAATGGTATGACGATATTCTAAAGACGTAAAAAGTGTGAGTAGGTTCGCCCCAATGAATTGAAAACTATGTCTAAACAAGGTGATTGGGGGACTCTGATTAAAAATCCTGGATCAGAGTTAGGCAGTGAGACGACCACGTTAAAAGTCAGGTAATAATTGTCGAGTGAGTATAAACACTGTTAAACCTGTAAACGACAATAAAATTAAGACGCAGGTGGGAATGATAATCGCCCTCAGTAGAAAGGATTATCTTTTATTATTATGAGGAGTATATCATGGCACAGACTCAAAAACAACGGATGGCACTCATTCGTAAAGTCTCTAAAAAATTCAATAAAAAATTACAACGCAATCAACGTGTGCGTAAAACCGAAACATCTTTTCTTGATAAGGTTGATAATGGTGATAACATCTATGCGTATACAGATGCACCAAAATATGTCGATGAATATTATGGCGATCGTGCTCGTAGTCAGGAGTCATACGAAAGGGATTGGGACTAATGGTAGATTATCAAAGAATGTCTTCAGATCGTATGGCAGCATGTCGTGTATTTTCTGGTGAGATAATGCGTATCCGTACAAAAATTGTTGAAGGTGATCAAGATGCACAGTTCCTTAATCAAGTAATTAATTATTTAGAAATGCGTATCGACTCTATGAAAAAGAAGGAGCATTATAGATGACAATGCATTTATTACCATCTTATTATACTACGACTGATCTTCGTAAACGTAAAAAGAAAAATGTTTCTCAAGAAGATATCAAAACTCAAAAACTTCTTGAAAGACTTGGTTATAATAAAAATCATAATTTTCGTCCTGATATTCCAGACTATCGTATATCAAAGTCAGACGTTCAAACATCTGATAGAGTTGGCAATGGTTTCAAAAATATAGCAAAGCAGTACACTGGTGACGAGTTAGCAGGCATCGGTACACTCCATAAATCAAATATGGTGCCAGTTCGTAAAGACAGTAATGATGCTAAAGAAATCGCAAGGATGAGAAGAGGATGAAGAATCCAGTTGCAAAATATTTAATGTGTTCATATGCATACTATATTGATGATGAACCACTTATCTCGGATGCTGAATACGATAAACTTGCTAAATCTATATTAGAAAACTATGATACGATTGATCATCCACACAAAGTTCATATTACAAAAGATGATTTGAAAGCAGGAACATTTCTTGGTAAATACCCAACGATGATAAAAGGTGCAGTTGAAAGTTATAGAAGACAAATGAAAAAATATCGTCCTGTTGTGTAGATATTCCTTTACTATTGTTTTAAAATGTGATACAATGATTATAAGAAACCATTCTGAGGAGAAAAAATTATGGGTTTAACAGCATTAAAAGGTAAAAGGTCAAAGAAGAAAGCACCACGTGCAAAGTCTCGCATCGGCATTGCTGGTGTTCCACTTGACAAAGGATTCTCAATTTTCAAAGACGAGTTTCATTTCAATGTTGATCGTAAAGAAGTTTCAGCAACTATGAAGTCTTACATCAAGTCTAAGATGACTAAAGATGATCAACGCGATATCTTTGCATGTCCTGAATATAAATTTTATACATTCAGTCATTATGCTGCAACTGCATTTTGGTCGTTAAATAAATTAGAGTCTGAGGATCTGTTTGTTTATTATGAAGCAAAACTTTATGATTATCTCTTAAATCTAATTGAATTAGGAAGAGAGATTCGTAAAGAACAAAAAGAAGAAGTGAAGATAGAAAATGTAATTTCACTTTCTCCTATGGAAAGGTTACAAAATAAGATCAGTGATACTATTATGCAGGATCTACTTGATCTTGAAGATCAATGGATGAATGGTGAAAAAACTACTATTGATATTTACAAATTATTTCAAACACACAGTTTGTCTGGTAGTGCAACATTACCAGTCAGAAAGGTGATTGAGGGTTGGTTGCTAGATTATGAAGATGCTTATTATAAGCGTGATGATGATGCCGTCGAGGGTTATTCTCATTTGAAAAAAACCGAACTCAATCACCGAATTAAATCTTGTCAAGAGATACTCCTCGATCTCGACAAGATACAGTCAGCAGCAAAAGCAAATCGTAAGGTTCGTAAACCGAAGATAAAGTCTGCTGATAAACAAGTGGGTCGGGTGCAATACAAAAAAGAAGATCAGAACTTTAAGTTGGTGTCTATCAATCCAATTCTCCTCATTGGATCTCATAGACTTTACGCATTCAACTGTAAGACGAGAACTTTTATAGAGTATTGCACCCAATCTGCTAATGGTTTCGAAATATCTGGTAGCACAATTAAAAACTTCGACAAAGTCAATAGTCGTAAAATTAAATTAAGAAAACCAGATGTAATATTATCTTCTATTGGTAAATTAAAAAGACCATCACAGATTGATGACATGTTAAAAACATTAAAGACTAAATCATCTATACCAAACGGACGTATCAATAAAGATACTATATTATTAAAGGTAATGAACAAATGACAATAGAAGAAAATTTTCTAACAAAATCAAAATTTACGAAACTGATTGAATCTACAGTCAGTGAATTAAGAATTCCATATATGGATGCAGTATTACATCTCTGTGAAAAAAATGATATTGAACCAGAAGATGTCAAAAAATTTATCTCACCTATCATTCGAGATAAAATCGAAGCAGAAGCAATGAATTTAAATTTCTTACCGAAACAAAATTCTTTAGATTCTGCACTTTTCGAGTAAATGTGTATATATAATATACATAAACGCTTTACAAAGTGTTCATATTATGATACAATTATACTTCAGTAAATATTTCAGCACATACAAGGATACAAAAAAATATGTCATTCGAAAACTTAAAACGCAATCGCGATCAAATCTCCAAATTAGTACAAGCAGCAGAGTCAGTCGGTGGATCTACAGAGACTAAATCTTATGTAGATGAAAGACTGTGGAAACCAACAGTAGACAAAGCAGGTAATGGTTATGCAGTCTTACGATTCTTACCAGCAACTGAGGGAGCAGAACTCCCATGGGTCAGATACTGGGATCATGGATTCAAAGGACCAACTGGTTTGTGGTATATCGAAAACTCACTTACATCTATTGGTCAACCTGATCCAGTGGGTGAACTCAACTCAAAACTTTGGAACTCCGGAAACGATTCAGATAAAGAAAAAGCAAGATCACAAAAACGTAGATTACACTATGTAACAAATGTTCTTGTTCTTCAAGATCCATCTAATCCCCAAAACGAAGGAAAAGTATTCCTCTATAAGTTTGGTAAAAAAATCTTTGATAAACTTATGGATTCAATGCAACCTGAGTTTGCCGATGAGTCACCAGTTAATCCATTTGATATGTGGGAAGGTGCTGACTTTAAACTAAAAATTAGAAATGTAGAGGGATATCGTAATTATGATAAATCCGAATTTGCTTCTCAGTCCACTCTTTATGATGGTGATGATTCTCGTTTGGAGTCTGTATATAATCAACTACACAATTTAAATGAGTTTACAGATCCTAGCAATTATAAAACATATGATGAGTTGAAAACTAAACTCATGCGTGTTCTTGGTGAGGAAGCATCTGCTGGTGCTTATACAGTAAGGCAGGAAACTCAAATCAACGAACCAGTGTCGACTCCTGAACCACAAAAACTTGAACCAGTAACT